ATGCCTGGCGCCGGCCAGATGCTGCGCGGCGGCGCCGCGGGCGCTCAGAACGCGATGACGCCTGCGCTGATGCAGCTGCTCCAAGCTTCTCCAGCTGGCGGCCAGGGCATGGATGCCTACGGCGCGGTGGGACCCGGCACGATGAGTGCTCCGATGCCGCAAGGTCCCGTGTCGCAGCCTGGGAAAAGCTACGCCGAGCCGCTCGGCTTCGGTGATCCGCTCAGCGGCGGACTGGAATCGCTCTACAAGGCCACTCTGTCGGACGATTGGATGACCGAGTCGCGCCGTGGCATCGATCGTGCCAAGGGCCGCGCGCAGCGCTCCGCCGAAGCCATCGCGGCCGGCGCTCACGGGATCAGGGACCAAGCCACCCTGGGCCCGCCGCGGGAGGCTAATGCGGGAGGCCTGCTCGAGGCCCTCTCCGCGATGCCGGGCGGCAAGCCCGATATGACCCTGATGCAGGGGCGCAGCGACCGCACGCCGGAGCAGCGGGCTGCGACGCCGAACACCTGGGCCGAGATGATGCAGTATATGGACGACACCGACGGCTGGGTCACGGCCGAAAGGGAGCTCGAAAGCCAACTCGCGCCGCTCCAGCACCCGTAAGGGAGACACCATGAAGATGCCCTACAAGAAGACGAGCAAGCCGAAGGCCAAGCCGGCGGCGAAGAAGCCCATGTCGTACAAGCCGATGAAGAGGAAGAAGAAGTAGCCATGCCCAGGACTCCCGAAGAGATCTACGTCTACGAAGGCCCCAAGCCCGAAGACGTCGCGAAGCTCGATCTGGCCGCCAGCGAGTACCTGAAGCTCGCCAACAAGATCCTCGCGGCGCTGCCGGACAATGAGTGGCGCGATGGGTGCCTGGCCCGTCTCGAGGCCTCGTTCCACCTCTCGGTCAAGTCCGTATTGCAGCATGTCGAGCCGCCGGAGCCCACTCCGCTGCCGGAAGGGCCGGATCCGAACGGGTGAGGTGGTACGACAACGGATTCACGCTGCTGGCTGCGATCATCCTCTCCTGCTTGATCGTGGCCTCCATCGCGCGCGGCGTCGAGATCTTCCAGCCCTGGGAGACCACCGAGCTCCATCAGGCCGGCGACGTCCACTCGTGGCGCATCGTCCCCAGCGGCTCCTACTACTCCAGCCCCGCCGAGCAGTTCAACCTCGAAGTGTGGGAGTTCCGGCGCGTGTCCGGAGTGCGCTGGGAGGGTGAGGACTGCAGCCAACTTCAGCTGCGCGTGGGCCGCGGCTACCTGATCAGTGAATGGAGCCACCCGCTCGTCCGTCCGCAGGGCTGCGTTTGGGTTCCGCCGACCCCTGTCCCCGAGCCATCTGGTCATGCTCCTCTTGGTGCAGGCGTAGTGCTGCTCGCACTGCTTCTTGCAGGGCGGCGTCTTCGTCGCTGAGGATCCAGCCCACGAAGCGCTCGACCCCGAGGATGACCGGCCCCATCACCACCGCGGCGGCGAAGACGATGACGGCCACCGGGGCCAGGACCACGAGTCGCAGCGTGCTCTTCAGCCACCGCTCCGCGAGCCTCATCGCTTGAACCGCGGCGGGATCAGCGTCACGGTGCCGAAGGGCGTGTTCGTGACCGCAAAGTCGAACTCGCAGTAGTACTCCTGGCGGTACTCATCCTCATCGAAGTCGCCGGGCCTCAGTAGCTGGATGCCGCCTGGCTCCGACATCTCCTTGAGTTCGTCGAGGGTGACCGGCAGCTTGGAGCCTACGTAGTAGATCTGGTCGCGCCACGCCTCCTTCGGCGCCAGCTTCACGCCCACCAGCGCGGCCAGCGCGCCTCCGAGTCCCTTGAACAGGTCGCGTCGCGTGATCATCCCTCGACCCTCCACGAGAAGAGCCGGCACTGCGTGTCTGTGCACTCGGTCACGCCCTTCGAGTCCATTCCCATGCACTCGAGGCAGAACGAGCGGATCGCCGCCTTTCGCGACGATCCGGCCCGCTTTGCCAGCGGCTCGTACCGAGTGCCCTCGAACAGCCCGCGAGGGGCTGTGTTAGGGGCTCCGTCGGTCATGACTCGCCGGCCTCCTCTCGCGTGAAGAGAGTGGCGCCCTCTTCCATCGTGGTCTTGGGGATCTCGATGAGGGTGCGCTGCATCTCCTCGTCGCGCGCGGGACGCGTGTCGAGGACCTCGCCCGTGTCGGTGCGCACGGTCGAGACGGTGCGCGACTGCATGACCAGCCGGCGCTCGCACTTGGTCAGCTTCTTGCGCTTCTCCGTGCGGACCTCGCGCAGCATCTTGCGCTTCTCGGTCTCGGCCTCCTCGATCTGGCCCTTGAAGCGGTCGCCGATGGACTTCTTCTCCAGCGTGAGGCGATCCACCTCGTCCTGCTTGTCGGCGGCCGTCTTGGCCGACTCGCGCACCTCGTCGGGCATCAGGTCGGTCACGAGCTCTCGCTCGAATTCGTCGAGCACTATGTCGGTAGGCATGGTTCTCCTTGCTGCTTCTTGGCGTCGATGTCCGCCCGCATCCTTGCGGCGTCCGGGCACGTCTGCCAGTGGGAAATGTAGACCTCGCCAGCCAGTGGTTCGACCTTGGTGAGCGTGAACATCGGGCCCGAGCGACCCCAGACCTGGGTCACGCGCTGCGCGGGGATCCAGGCACCTTTTTGGTTCTGGATCATGATGATCTCCGCGCGGCAGTACTTGCACTTCTTGGCGGGCTTCTCGTGCACGGGCTTGGTCCTCCCGGCGAATGCCATCCAGTCTACCTTCTCGAACGTCTTCGCCATGTGGGTACTATATTTGCGATCCGCGGGGAGTGCCACCATAATGTGGGCATGGCCAACACGAACGAGCGGCGCGGGCACCCTGGCGCGCTGGCATGGAAACGCACAGAGAAGCTCGACGTGCGCTTCCTGCCTGGCGAGATGGCCGACATCGGTGCGATTGCCGAAGCCTGGGACGTGGGCCGGACGACGGTGGTCTGGGCTCTCATAGCCGACTACCTCGCCCGGCTACGCAAACGTGAGTTGATTGATCTGCCGCTCGGCCACAACGCCACGAAGATCCTGCACAGCAGCGGCTACTTCGATCGGACCAGACCGGTGGGCGGGCCGCGCACGGTCGGCGAGAACCTGTCGGTCGCGCGCGAGGTGCTCGAGGCGCTGCAGTGGTCTGGTCGCGAGGAGCGCTGCCCGATGTGCTCGCGCACGGCAGAAGAGAAGCACGCGGATTCATGCAAGATGAGAGACGCGCTCTCGGGCGCGCGAGGGAGATACTGGGATGAAGTCGAAAGCTCTGGACTTGAGAGCGAAGCTGGGGATCAGCAAGATTGAGCTGGCGTGCCACGCCGGCATCAGCACCACGCTGCTCAAGCGCATCGAGCAGGGCGACCACGGTGTCAGCCTGGAGAATCTGGTCCGCGTAGCCCTCGCGCTGGGCGTGGCCGTCGCCGACCTCTATCCGGAGCTGATGACTCGCCCCAAGAAGCGCTACGTGTCGCAGCCCCGTCGTCGCCTGGATCACGGTGGTAAGATCACGAGGGACAACATGCGCATGAACAAGGAGGCCGCAGAGAATGCCGTCAGAACCTACGTCCGAAGCGGGTGAAGTGGAGACCATCGACGACCTCGATAACGCGATGTCGGCGATCTACGAAGACCGGCTCCGCGAGCTCGCTGGCAAGGAGATGCCGAAGTCGGTCAAGACGCTGGCAGATCTGCGGGACGACAAGTTCGTCAAGGACAACGTGCGCCGCTCTGCGTCCAACGATCTAATCCGCCATGGCCACAAGCACGAAGGCCGGCGCAGCAGCACCGAGGCAGCAGCGGTCGCGTCCGGAGACATCGTCATCAACATCCTGCGCTTCGGAGACGGCGGAGCGCGCGAGATCATCCACTCCGAGCGCAGAGCCATCGTCGAGGACGTAGAACCCGAGGTCGAGCCCGTGCCGATCCCGTCTCCGTTGCCGCCCAGGGACATCGATGGGGATTGAGATCACGCTGCCACACAGGTGGAAGCCTCGCGACTACCAGATGGATGTCTGGAAGTACTTCGAGACTGGCGGCACGCGCGCGGTGTCGGTGTTGCACAGACGCGGAGGCAAGGACCTCACCTTCCTGAACCTCGAAGCGGTGGAGAGCGCGCGTCGGCCAGGCCTCTACTGGCACATGCTCCCGACCCAGAAGCAGGGCCGCAAGGTGATCTGGGAGGGCATGGACCGCGAGGGCCGCAGGTTCCTCGACTACTTCCCTGGCTTCTACGACATCGGCGAGACGGACAACTGGATCACGCGTAAGCGCGACGACGAGATGAGTCTCTGGTTCGCCAACGGCAGCAAGTTCCAAGTCGTCGGTGCGGAAGACCCAGACACCCTGGTCGGCGCGAACCCGGTCGGTGTCGTCTTCAGCGAGTACCCGGTCTACTCCGACTCCAAGGTCTGGCAGTTAATCAAGCCAATCCTTAGAGAGAACGGTGGCTGGGCCGCCTTCGCGTACACGCCCCGCGGCAAGAACCACGGCTATCGCCAGATGGAGATCGCCGAGAAGAGCCCGCGCTGGTTCTGCGAGGTGAAGGGCATCGACGTGACCGGCGTGCTCACGGAAGAGGACATGGACGAAGAGCGGGAAGAGGGCATGAGCGAAGCGCTGATCCAGCAGGAGTACTACGTCTCGTTCGATGCGCCCGTGGAGGGCAGCTACTACGGCGACCTCATGCTCAGACTTGCGGAGCAGGAAGGCCGCATCGGCACGGTGGACTGGGAGCCCATGATCCCCGTCGAGACGTGGTGGGACCTCGGCATGCGCGACGCGACCTGCATCTGGTACATCCAGCAGGTCGGCAAAGAGTTGCACGCGATCGACTTCGATTACGACAGCGGCGTCGGCCTCGACGTCTACATGAAGATCATCGCGGACAAGCCCTATGTCTACGGCAAGCATCTGGTCCCGCACGACGCCAAGGTCCGGGAGCTCGGTGCGGCCGGAGGCAATACTCGAGTCGAGACTGCGCGCCTGGGTGGCCTGTATATGACGGTCGTCGACCGTGAGCCTCATGCGGACGGCATCAACGCCGTGCGCAAGATCCTGCCGCGCTTCTGGTTCGATGATAAGAAGTGCAAGTTCGGTCTCGACGGACTGCGCAACTACAAGCGCAAGCAGATCAAGGGCCAGTCGGATCCTGACGGCAACCCGCTCTACAGCCGAGAGCCCGACCATGACTGGGCCTCGCATCCGGCCGACGCATTCCGGATCGGCGCGCTGGGTCACCGCGACCGGCAGAAGTGGGGCGACGACGACGACAAGCCGATGCACCGCGAGGTGGCGATCGTATGACAGACCTCTTGAAGCGCGTGCGTACACTAGAGGAGCGGATGGACGCGCTGGAGCACCAGCACGAGACCATCCACAACCGTCTCACGTGGCTCTGGAGCCGCCTGAAGCGTTTCCACAAGGTAGATCCAGCCGGTCACGCGTACGAAATGGGCTCGACCTTGCGTATCCAGGGTCGCCCCGCCATCCTCCGGATGCAGGGAATCGGACGAAAGCCCGACCCACATCTGGAGTCCTACAATGCCGCAGCGGTTTCCGATGGTCCCGGAGTGGCCGGCCCTGAAGTCGGGCCTGAGTCCTCGGGAGGATGATCTTGACCGCGAGTTGGCCCTCCTCGTAGAGGATGATTGGCCCCGCAAAGGTCCGACCGACGGCATCAACCGCACCCTCCAGAAGCTCGACGAGAACGGGATCAAGGCCGTCGTCGGCCACGAGATCATCGACGCGCTCGGAGGCCTCGGCAGCCAGATCGCCGAGCAGCGCCGCAAGGCCATCCGCTTCTACTATGGCCGCCCGTTCGGCAACGAGGTGGAGGGCCAGAGCAAGGTCGTCCTGACCGACGTCCAAGACACGATCGAGTGGATGATGCCGGAGCTCGTACGGCTCTTCGTCGGCAACGACGAGATCTGGGAGTTCGATTCCACGCACCCGGACTACGACGACGCCGCACTCGAGGCCACCGAGGTCATCAACCACGTCTTCATGCACCAGTGCAATGGCTTCCAGGTCCTGATCGATTGGTTCAAGACGGCGCTGCTGGAGAAGAATGGCATCGTGAAGCCGGTGTGGGAGGAGCGCTACGAACCCAAGCGCGAGACCTACCGCGGCATGACCCAGGCGCAGATCGAGGCAGTCATCTCGGATGGGTCCGTGCAGATCGTGGCCTTCGAGGAGAACGAGGGCGCCAAGCCAGTCCTCGACCCGGAGACCGGCGAGTCGATGCCGACCTACAACATCACCACGATCCAAGTGTTCAGCGAGGGCAACCTCAAGGTCTACGGCGTGCCGCCCGAGGAGTTCCTGATCGCGCGCCGCGCCATCATCCTCGACAACTACACACCGTTCACCGCGCACCGGCAGAAGCGCACCGTCTCCGACCTGATCGCGCTCGGCTACCCGGCGGAACTCGTGGCGAACCTTCCGTCCGACGACACGCCGGAGTTCAGCCAGGGCCGCACAGAGCGCTTGTCCGAGGACGAGACCTATCCCATGACCATGGCCGACCGGGCAGATCCGGCCAGCCGCGAACTCTGGGTGACCGACTGCTACATGCGCATCGACGAGGACGGGGACGGCTACGCCGAGCTTCGCAACATTCTCGTGGTGGGCGAGCACAGCGTGACGATCATCGACGACATCGAGGTCAACGACAATCCGTTCTGCTCGATCACTCCCAACCCGATGCCGCACAAGTTCTTCGGGCTCTCGATCGCCGATGCGGTCATGGATCTTCAGCTCATCCGCTCGACGCTGCTGCGACACGGGCTCGACAACATCTACGCGACGAACCACTCGCGCTACGGAGTCATCGAGGATCAGGTCCACATCGACGATCTGCTGACCTCGCACCCCGGTGGCGTGGTGCGCATGACGAACAAGGATGCCGTCTTCGAGCTTCCTGTGAAGCCGATGCCGCACCACTACGCGGACATGATCCAGTTCCTCGAAGGCGTGGCCGAGAAGCGCACTGGCGTGTCGAAGTGGCAGCAGGGTCCGGAAGCCAACTCGATGAAGAACCAGACGTCCGACGGCATCAGCCAGGTGATGCAGAGCGCCGGGCAGCGCATCTCCTACGTCGGCCAGATCTTCAAGAACACGGGGGTCAAGGATCTCGGCTCGAAGCTATACCGGCTCTTCGTCGAGAACCACAGCGGGCCGATGGCCATGAAGATCCGCGGCGAGTGGCAGCAGGTAGACCCCAGTCGCTGGCCGCGCAACATGAACTGCACCGTGAAGACGGGGCTCAGCGAGGCGGAGTCTTCCAAGAAGATCGGCGAGCTTCAGCAGGTCGCCGGGTGGCAGCAGACCATGATCAAGGAAGGCATGCGCGACATGGTCAAGCCCAAGCACGTCTACAACACGGCGAAGAAGATCACCGAGGCCATGGGCCTGCGCGTGTCCGAGCACTTCACCGATCCCAAGGACGCCGACTGGCCGAAGCCGCAGCCCTCGCCGGAGGAGCAGGCCAAGGTGGCGGAGTCTGAGGTCAAGAAGCTGGAGCACCAGCGGCGCGTCGAAGAGCAGCGCGCGACGGCCGAGCACGAAACCATGAAGCTGGCCGTCGAGTCGAGCGATCAAGAGGAGCTCCAGAAGCACCGATTGCGGGAACTGGCGCAGAAGGCGATCCTCGAACGCGAGCGAATCGCCATGACGCGCGAGGTCGCGCTGATCCAAGCCAACACGCAGCGAGACGTTGCGCTGGCAAATCGACAGCCACAAGGAGAAGCCTGATGCCGTTCGATTTTACGAGTAAGTTCACACCGGAGGGCGTTGCCGAATTGCTCTCCAGTCCACTGCCTCAGAACGTGAAGTTCGACACTGTCACGGCTTGGGCGAAGGCCTGTTGCGCGCCAAAGAGCGAGCGAGCAGAGCCGGTGGAAGCCGCCGCGGAAGAGACGACCGAGTCCAAACCGCGCAGATCAGGCAAGAAGAAGGACTGAGGCAAGTTCTTCAACGGAGAAAAATATTGTCTGCCGGGGTGACAATTACTCAAGAGCAGGACTACGCGCTGCGGAGATCGCAGGAGGCGCAGTACTTGCTGCAAAATCCTATGCTGATCGATGCCTTCCAGGCGATGCACGACCACTACATGACGGGCTGGATGCACACTGATCCTAGTAACCCAGGGGAACGCGAGCTGATCTATCACCGTATCCAAGCGCTCGATGCCGTAAAGAAGCAGTTGCAGAGCTACATCAACGAGGGGATGATCGTCGACAGAGCGATCGAACTCGAGACCCAGCAACGAGCCCATGGAGCGATGGATGGCAGCCCCGATCTCCAACCCGGTATCGCCTGACCCGAATCCGCCCACACCCTCGACCTGGGATCCACTCGCGCCTTCACCGAGTGTCGATGACATCGCCCGGCAATTTCTCGTGCCGGATCCACAGCATCCCCCGACCGCGGAGCCTGGCCAAGACCCCACGGTTGCGGATCCGGCCGTACCCTCCCCTCCCGCCGCCGACCCGACGGAAGGGGGGGAGGCTGATCCCGCCCTTGAGACCTTGCCGGAAGGTGAGGTCGCGCCGGAAGTCGTAGTTCCCGAGGACGGCGCGATACACACGGTCGCTCAGCTCGCCGAGGTCATGGGAGTCGAGCAGGACGGTCTTCTCGCAGGCATCACGATCGACGACGCGGAAGGCAACGCAGTCGCCCTGTCGGATGTGGTCGGCGCCTGGCGCGCGACGCCCGACGCCGAGGCACTCGCCGAAGAGCGGGTCGGACTCGAGGCCCAGTACGGGCAGAGACACACCGAGCTCCAGGCCCAGCACGACGAGGTGATGACCCAGGCCTCCAGCTTGGTGCAGATGCTCCACTCCGAGATCATGAGCGGACCGGACGACGCTGCCATCCAGCTCATGGAAGTCGACGACCCGCAAGGCGCCCGCGAGGCACGCCTTCTCCGGATGGAACGTACCCAGATGATCGAGCGCACACTCGGTCAACTGCAGACCGAATCGCAGCGACGTGCGGAGGGTCGGCAACAAGCCGAGTCGACTCGCCTGCAAGGTGAGATGCGTCGCGTCGGCCGGTTCTGGCCAGAGATCATCAACCCCGCCACTCGAACAGAAGTGCACCAGACGATCCGCAGCTACCTCGGCGGAGTCGGTGCGACCAAGGAGCAGATCGACAGCAACCTCAACAACGCTGTCATGTTCCGTGTGCTGAAGGACGCGCTCCACGGAGCGGCCGTCCGCAAGGCATCCAAGGGTGGTATCGAGAAATTGAAGGAGCGCGGACTCGCTGCTCCGAGACCTGCACCTCAGGCCCGGCAGGAAGCTCCCGGTCCGGAGGCGTTGGACGCAAAGGAGCGGAGTCGCCGCTTCGGCAAATTGGAACAGAGCCACAGCATCGATGATGCTGCGGCGGTTTTCGAGGGGATGCTCTGATGGCAGTGGTCACCGGTGGGTTCGAGACTTACACAACGATCGGTATCCGCGAGGATCTCTCGGATGTGATCTACAACATCGATCCGATCGAATGTCCGTTCATGTCGTCCATCGGACGCGGTTCGGCTTCGCAGGTCGCTCACGAGTGGCAGACGGATGGACTGGAGACCGCGGCATTCAACGTGGTCGAAGAGTCTCACGAGTCGACATTCGCGACGGTCGTTCCGACGGTCCGACCTCAGAATGAGTGCCAGATCTCGGAGAAGACGGTCGCGATCTCGGGAACCAACGAGGCAGTGGACTCGGCCGGCCGCAAGTCGGAGCTGGCCTACCAACTCGCGCGCAAGGGCAAGAGCCTCAAGCGTGACATGGAGTTCACGATCACGCAGGATCAGCCCCGCGTGCGCGGTACGTCTTCGACAGACGCCCGGTCTCTCGCTTCGTACGAGAACTGGATCCGCAACGTCCAGGCCAATCGCTCGGCGGCCGGCAGCCCGGATGAGTGCGCCATGACCAATGGCACGCCGGACACGACCGCTGCGGTCACGGACGGCACGGCCCGAGCCCTGCTCGAGTCCATGCTCAAGGACGTGATCCAGAAGGTGTGGGTTGCGGGTGGCGACGGCACGCTGATCATCTGCGGCCCCTTCAACAAGCAGACGATCTCGACCTTCAGCGGCAACTCGACCCGGTTCGACAAGGGCGAGGACAAGTCGCTGGTCGCCGCGATCGACGTCTACGTCTCGGACTTCGGCAGCCACCGCATCGTCCCGAACCGGTTCAGCCGGGGGGAGACGGTGCTGGTCGTGACTCCGAGCCTCTGGAGCGTCGACTACCTGCGGCCCTTCAAGCAGAAGCCCCTCGCGGTGACGGGCGACTCGGAGAAGCGCCTCATGAACGTCGAGTACACACTCCGCTGCAGCAACATGAACGGCAGCGGCGCTGTCTCAGATCTCACCACGAGCTGATCGGCGGGCAGTACCACCATGGCCCCCCTCGGCGGAGGGGGGCCACCTCTGAAGGAGATGCCCGATGGCCGTCCCGGAACGAATGAGCCTGAACGACACGCCCTTCTACGGGGCGGAGATGGCCAACTACGGCGGCGGCGGAGTCGTCACGAACGAGATCATCGTCCCGTACGACTGCCAACTCTACGCCTGCATCATCCACGTGAACGCCGTGACCACGGCAGTCGCGACATTCGACGTGCTCCTCAATGGTACGGACGACGGTTGGGACTTCACTCTGCCCACCGCAACCCCGGCGAACACTGGCTTCGTGATGAACGCGCCAGGGCTGCATTACGCTCACGCGGGCGACAAGCTCGAACTCCAGTCGAACTCAAACGCCGACACCACGGTCGACGCCTACTGCTCTTGGATCTTCCGGAGGTAATCCGATGGGAATTGCGCCGAACCTTCCGCAGAAGGACGACCTCCGGATCTACGCAATCTACGGTGGCGCGAACTCCGCCTACAACACGCTCAACAACCCCAGCTCGCTCATCTGCATACCGGCGGCTGGAGTACTCATCGGCGTGGCGTGGAGGCCGATCCAAGACTGCGATGCCTCCAGCGGCGTGAACCGGTTCACCTTGAGTCTGAACGGCTCGATCGATTCCACCATCTACTTCGACGTGCCCGTCGGTACAGTGGCGGCAATCGGTGGGCGCTACGACTGGGCCAACCCGACCTGGGTCAATGCCGGTGACATGGTGAGGATCATCTCGGACGGAGACCAGCAAACAGCTAGCGCGTCACACCACAGCTTTCTGATTCGGAGATAAGATGCACGCACTGCAGCCAGCCGGAGGCTCTCGCACGGCAAAGTCCGCAACGACCGGGGTGGTAGCACTCCCTACTCTGCCGATTGCAGACCTGGCCCAGGGTCAGACTCTGAACCCTCGGTTGGTGCGCGTGTCGGTCGACGGCGCGTCAAATACCTGGGTGATCCCAGGATTGGCCGCTACCACGATCGCCCTCGGCGGCGGAATTCACCTGTCTGTCACCCAGGACGCCGTGATCCTGAACACCGCTGGCGCGACGCACATCGCACACATCTCGGATGGGACCACCGGCAACCTCACGATCACGCCACTCGCGAACCAGTAGCCATGAAGTTGACCTGGGAACCCACCGAGATGGCGGGCGGCCTGAGCGTCGGCTACGGCTACGACGCAGTCGAGGACGAGCTCGTAGTCGTCCAGCAGTCAGACTGCACAGCCATCGTCGAGGCCAATCGCCGCCGCTTCAGGGAAACAGATCCCTTCAAGCGAGCCGGTGAGGATTTCCATCTGATGGCGCGCATACCGCCTGGGATCGCGATGAAGTGGAAGCTCGAACTCGGCGTCGACATCATGAAGCAGGAAGACTGGCCGAAGATCATGAAGTTGCTGCATGATCCGGACTGGTCCTACCTGCGCACCCATGGCGGAAGCTATCTCGACCGCCCGGCGCGTGAGTACTTCAAAGCCTCCACTTCGACTGGTAAGATCCAGGACAAGTTCGGGCCTACCGGCGGTCGTGAGGGCAGGGTAAGGCGGAAGGGTGGTCTCTGATGATCATCAAGAACTACGAAGACCTGAAGAACGACATCGTGAACCTGCTCGCGCGCGACGACCTGGCCGGCATGATCCCTGGCTGGATCGACGAGGTGCACAAGGAACTCGTCGGCAACCTGATCCATCTGCGCGAGATCCGCTTCGAGCTGAAGGACCAGCCGCTGGTAGCTGGCGTGGAGCAAATCACTCTGCCGACTGGCACCACCCGCGTAGACGTGATCGTGATTCAGGGCACGATCCCGCAGAAGCTACAGATCGTCTCGCTCGACAAGCTGATCGACGTGCGCGCGAATTCTGCCAACTCAGGCCAGGCGACCCCGACCGCCATGCACTTCCTCAACCAGTACACAGTTCTGCTGGGTCCTGCCTCCACGAGCAACATCGACTACACGATCTACTACGCAGCCTCGACCATCGCTGAGGTAGATCAGGACCTGCTGACCAGTCAGGTGCTCCAAGAAGCCCCGGACGTTCTGAAGTACGGCGTGTCGGTCCACGCTGCGCTCTTCACTCGGAACGCGGAACTCGGCACCGTAGCCAAGGCCGAGTACAACGAGCGAGCGAAGCGCTACGGACGCCAGCTGTTCCGAGCTCGGACCGACGGTGGCATTCTCCGCGTGCGTCCAGGCACGATGCCGGCAGATCACCACACGATCCACTTCGAGCGATGAGGGCCTCATGCGTATACCGCTCGGAAAGCTCCGGCCGGACCTAGCCCCTCTCGCCCATCCGCCCGGTGGGTTGCTGAAGGCGCTGAACATGCGGCCGAAGACGGGCGGCTACAAGCCCCTTAGCGGCCTCGCCACTCTCGCGCACGCGACTCCGACAGACGCTCGCCCGCGTGGTGGCATCTCCGGCATCGGTGCCGGCGGTTCTGGCTACCTGTTCGCAGGCGATCAAACCAAGCTGTACCGGATGACCGATGCCGGCATGACCGACGTGACGCGCGTGACCGGCGCCCACCTGCTCGGTGAGGCGCACCGATGGGACTTCACGAAGGACTCAGACTTCGTCCTGGCGTGCACGCCTAACGACGAGATGCAGTTCTACCAGATTGGGCGCGACACCAACTTCAGCGACGTGACTGGCGCTCCCCGCGCGGTGCACATCGCAGAGATCCACAACATCATCGTGGCCGGCAACATCTACGATCCGCAGCTCGGACCTCTGCCCAACGCCGTGCGGTGGAGCGGCATCAATCAGCCGCTGTTCTGGCCAGAGCCGGAGTCCGACGAGGCCGCGGCCGTGCAGTCGGACCGTCAGATCCTCTCCGGCGAGGGTGGCAACGTCAACGACGTGGTCAGCGGCGCGGACGTGAGTGCCATCTTCCAAGAGAAGGCGATCCATCGCATGGACTACCGTGGCGGCGACACGGTCTTCGAGATCAACCGGATGGAGAAGAACATCGGCATGCTCGTGCCGCACTCCGGTATGGAGTTCGGCCGAGGCGTGTTCTTCATCGCAGAGGATGGCTTCCGTGTATTCGACTTCACGAAGTCAGTGCCAATCGGCAAGGACGTCATCAGCGCGACCTTCCTTGCCGACCTCGACGGCCAGTACCTCGACCGCGTGACCGTGGCCAAGGACCCAGACGACACGGCGATCTGGGTCTCTTACCCGGGCAGCGGGAACGTGTCCGGTCGGCCCAACAAGTTGATCATCTGGGACTACCATCTGAACCAGTTCTCCCAGGGCGAGATCGAGAACGAGGGCCTGATCCAAGACGCGACCGCGGCGGTGCTCTCGCTCGATTCGCCGGACGATCCGCCGGACGATCCCGACACGCTAGGCGACAACCCGCCCGGTGATCCCTACTCGGTGGGCGCCACGAGCCTGGACGACCGCGGCACCTCTCTCGGCGCCTCGGCCATGGGTGCGTTCTCCACCGCATTCGAGCCGTCGACCTTCTCCGGGACTCTGCTCGAGGGGACCATCGAGACGGGCGACCTTGAGCTGAACCCTGGCGGCGTCGCTTTCGTCAATGGTGTCAGGCCTCTAGTCGACTCGCGCGAGGCGACGGTGCGCGTTGCAGGCTCGATGCGCCGCCGGGAGGACATGACCTTCGGACCGGAGCGCGGCCAGCAGGAAGACGGGATGTGCCCGGCCCGCTCCGAGGCGAGATACCACCGGATCCGCATTCGCCTGCCGGCCGGCTGGGACGAGGCTGCCGGGGCAGACGTCTTCGCGGCGAAGGCTGGAGGACGCTGATGGGCAACGAGCGACGCGTCCAGGCAGTGTACGAGCGCTACGAGGGCGAGACGAGCGAGCACATCCGCAAGCTCGCCCAGTCCCTCAACGGGCTCCTGAAGGGCCAGGCGAACAACTACTTCGACGTGACCCTCGTGCCAGGCGAAACGGAGACCGAGGTGCGGGTCGAGTACGCCAGGCCGGGAGCTATGGCGAGTCTGAGCGCAGCGTCAGCGTCCGCAGCCGCTACCGCTGGCGTCTGGACGGAGGTTCTGCACGGCGTGATCGTCGTCCACCACGACAACTCAGAGGCCACGGATCGTCGCTTCGTGGTCGTTCTGGTAGGCTGACGACATGGGACTCCTTCACTCCATCGACCCCACGCGAGACCCGGTGGCTCTGGATATCTTCCTGAAGCTCGTGGATCCGATCATCGAAGGCTCGCGCGGTCGTGTGACGATAGACGGGATGATGGCTGATTTCGCCAGCGGCAAGTCGGCATGCTGGGCGGTCGCTCGGGATGGATTGGTCAGCAGCGTGGGAGTCACCAGCATCAGGAACTACCCGTCAGGCCGCCGCGTCATGATTCTGCTGTACGCAGGCGGGACGATGGAGGACGCAGTTGGCGTGATGCCAGAGGTCGAGGCCATGGCTCGAAACATGGACTGCGACGCGATGCAGATCCAGGGACGCAAGGGCTGGCAGAAGGTCTTCACGGACGGTTGGGAAGAGGTGTACCGGACCCTCGAGAAGGAGCTCTGATGGGCAAGAGCGACACGGCAAGCACGACCAACGAACCTTGGGAAGGTCAGATCCCCTACCTGAATGACCTCTTTCGGCAGGGCCAGGACATGTCCAGCTACGAGCCGACGTACTACCAGGGCCCGTATCAGGCTTCGCGTTCTGCCCAGTCCGTCGAAGGCGAGCAGGCCGGCCTCGATCTCATCCGTGGCGAAGGCGGCTCCGGCGGCGCGGCCAGCGGCTACCTGAACGATGTCCTGTCTGGGCAGTACATGGACCGCGACTCGAACCCGTGGCTGCAGGAGCGCTTCGATCGAGGCGCCGACGACATCAGCCGACACTACATGCGAGCCGTCTCTCCTGGCCTCTCGATGGAAGCGATGGGTCGTGGTGGCAGCGGTCGCGAGTCGAACCTCTCCACGCGCGCGCAGGAGACTCTTGGCGATCGGCTCGGCAGCTGGGAGGCGGATCTGTTCGGTGGCCACTACGCGGACGAGCGTGGGCGTATGGGTCAGGCGGCCGGCATGGCGCCAAGCGTCGATGCGTCCCGGCGCGCGGACATCGGATTCGGCTACGGGACAGGCGAGCGTCGCGAGGCGTACGACCAGCGCCCGTACGACGAGGCGATGCGTCAACACCAGTTCGAGCAGAACATCCCGTACAAGCAACTCGAGTCGTATGCCAAGTCCCTCGGCCCTGCCATCACCGGCAATCAGACGTCGACCCAGAGCCAGGGGTTCGGCGGTGCCGAGGCCGCTGGGCTCGGGATTGGTCTGCTCGGCCTGCTCGCGTGCTCGCGCGAGTACAAGGACCCGCAGTGCAGTGTCGACGCAGAGGCTGTGCTGATCCAGTTGCTCCAGCTACCGATCGACGTCTGGCAGTACAAGCCGGAGTTCGCCGAGGAGCACAAGCTCAACACGTCCGATCACCTGGGTCCGTACGCCGAGGATGTGACTGAGCTGTTCCAGCTGGGCAACAGCAAGCAGATCGACCTCTACAGTCTCGTTGGGATCTCGCTGTCGTCCATCCAGGCGATGGCGCTGCGTGCGGCCACGCAGGACGAGCGGATCGAGGCGCTGGAGAAGCGGCTCGTGGAACTGGGAGGCGACGATGGGGCTTCTTGATCTGATCATGGCGCAGATGCAGCAACAGCAGGGCAACTGGTCTCCCGGCAGCGAGGCCATGGATACGTCCATGGATCCACGCCTGGAGGGCGGCAAGTGGGCCCCCGAGAGTTTCCGAAGGCAAATCCCACTCCCCATGGCACCAGACCAGAACCGACCTCGCAGCTACACCGACGCGCTGGCCGGCGACATGGCATTCCAGCCGGTGGGGCCTACCGCTCAGCCCAAGCCCAAGGGTCCTGGGTTCATGGACCGCATGTACGGCAAGGTCGGCCTCGGAGATCCAGTCAGACGTCGGCGCTTCTCTGAGGGCGCCATGTCGATGGGCTCTGGCCTGCTCTCGCGCAAGTGGGGCGAGGGCGGTGCGCAGGCATTCGGCCGCGGTGTCAGCAACACGCAGCAAAGCCTGCAGCGCTCAGACCAACGCGAGATGAACGATCGCTACCGAGCTCGCATGCAGGAACTGTCTGACGCCGAGCCCGAAGGCTCAGCTATGGGCACGTACTATGGAGTCCTGGCTAGCACGCAGCCGCGCGCAGGGGCATACGGAATTCCGCAGATGTACGGTTCTATGGCTCGCCTCGGCGGAAAGTCTCAGGGTGACGAACTCGCGATGTACGAAGCCAAGCAGGGCATCAGCGATAGGTTCACGCGTGGTCGCTCCGGGTATAACGAGGGCATTCGCCAGAGCCGTGCGAGCGAGAAGGACAGGGCGAAGTTCAGCAGGTTGATCGGTATCGTCGGCAAGGGCACTGCGCTGTCTGACAACGACAATGCCTGGATGACGCAGTACCTGAAGCTGAACGCTGAAGCGCGCATCATGTACGACCTGTTCAACCCGGCAGCCGACAGGGAAGCTGCGGCAGGCGCTGGTGGGACAGGGGACATTGTAGTCGACGGACAGCAGTAGGTGATGGATGGGAATCCTCGAAGAACTGGAGAATTTCGTCGACACGACCGGCGACGATGAGCCGTCGGGCTACAGCTCGAGCGGGGAGCCTATCTATCAGCGCGAGCGCGAGCGGGAGACCTCTGAGAACGCGCAAGGTTTCCGCGAGGGCTACGACGTCTTCGCCGAATCGGCTTGGTCAGGTGGCGCCGACCTGACCATGCTCCCGTTCGACATGCTGAACGCTGGGCTCGGCGCTGCCGGGCTCCACGGGATGCAGAGCGACTACCCGCAGAGCTTCCGAGAGACACTCGCCAGCCGTGGTCGCTACCGCTTCCCTTCCGAGAAGACGTCTGGCCCAGGCGAGTCCGCCCTGGTCGGCCTCGGTAGAGCGGTAGGCGGAGGAGCTCCGCTGGCAGCCGCGCAGCTACGAATGGCTATGGCGCGCAAGTTCGCCCCGGAACTCTACAAGAGGCTCGGGCCCATCCTGAAGCCATTCGAGGATGCTCCGGGTGCCGCACTCAAGGCCGAGATGGGAGCTGCCGCTGGCGGCGAGACGGCCTTCGCAGAGCTGAGCCGGCACACTGACGACCCGTGGCTCCTGACGTTTGGTTCGCTTGTCGGTGGTGGCGTCGGCGCTACGCCTGGCGCGCTCGGCGTGAGCAAGCAAGCAGTCCGAGAGGTGAGGATGCCTCCGGTCACCACGAAGAAGATCTACGTCACAGAACTGCTGGAGGACGGCACTTCGGTCGAGCGGCTGGTGGATCCGGCTGAGTTGCGCATGTGGGGAGACAAGGGACCGCCAGGCGATCCTGGGAGTATCGGTCCGCAGCAAGTCGGCAACCATCAGCTTCAGTACACGTGGAAGTACCAGGGGACGCCAGGCAAGCACAAAGGTCCGCTCTACACGGAGGCGGGTGGCGGAGTCAGTCATCTGTCCCGGAAGGATGGCGGAGGCGTCCCATGGGCAGTGGAGTTCGACGGCGAAGCCACTGCTGCAGCGTTGCCGCCCGTGGCCCCAGGTCGAACTCGTCTATACAGGGGAGCTGGCTCTCGTTACGGACACGACGAGAAGTTCGGTCACGAGAACTACCCGGATCCTCCGCGCGAAGGGCTCCATTATTCGGACGACATCGATACAGCAGAGATGTACCGGCGTGCCTACGGTGAGACCGGTGAGATGAGCTACATCGACGTGCCCACGGAGAAGCTCGGAGAGCTGACCGGTGTCAACGAGTTCGAGTTCATCATCGGAGAGGGCGACGACCTGACCATCCGCCGGTACTCGCCCAGCGGTGGCGAGGCAGATGAGAACATCACGAGCGGGCTTTCTGATTTCGAGGGCGCCATGCGCGGCGACCCTCACCCGTCCATCGGCCTGCCCGGCAAGGATCTGACCGACTACCAGATCAAGGAGATGACGGAGGCCATGGGCGGCCAGGCCGAGGTCGATAAGTGGGTCGGCCGCGCGAACATGGAGCGCTTGGAAACGACCGACGACTGGCGGCGCATGTTTCAGGTCTTCCGAGAGGACGTCGGAGACACCAACTCGTTCTACGCAAAGCAGTACGAGGGCATCCCGGTCGAGCAGAGCCTCGCGCGTGGACAGCAAGAGATGTACGACATGCTCGGCTGGGGACCGGACGAGGTCTTCAAGCGTGAGAATGCCAACACGAACCAGTTGGTCCAAGACGTAGCGGCCGTCGAGAAGTTCATGCAGGTCAGGCTCCTGCAGGTTCACAAGGCGATGTATGCCCTGCAGTCCGGAGCCCCTGGTGGCTACGAGGAGTTGATCAAGGCCGGCACCGACCTGACTGCAGCCACGTACATGTTCGAGGGCCGCGGCAGCGACATGGGCCGCGCCTTCAACTTGAGGCGGAAGGCGAACGCATCCAAGGTCAAGGCGCAGGCGTACTCGGACCTCATTGAGAAGTTCGCGTCCCATGGCCAGACCGGTCGCGAGCATCTCGCCGAACTCGTGGCGAAGATGGCCGCCGCCGACAAGTCTCAGCAAGCAGCGATCATGCGCCGCGCGATGGAGAACGTGGACCGTGGCTGGGGTTGGCGAGCGAGCGAGGTCTGGATGTCAGGACTGCTCAGCGCACCGTCCACCCACAAGGCGAACATGTCGAGCAACGGCATCTTCTCTGGGTGGTTCCACTTTATCGAGGAGCCGATCGCTGCTGGCCTGGGTGCTATGCGGGTGGGCGCCAGGCAGGCTGCGGAAGGCACGAACATTCAGGAGATCCGCTTCAAGTCGGATGCGCTCACCAAGAGAATCAGGACCGCGCGCAATGCGTACGACGCAGAGCGGGCGCTGGATGCTCCGGACGGCAAGCGCATGGGAGAGATGCGCGGCGAGTTGAAGGAGTTGAACAAGCAGAAGCTGAGCATCGACAAGCAGCGAGACCGCTTCGATCGCGTCTATCTGCAGGAGGCGCTGGCCCAGCAGTGGGGACTCGTCAAGGGCGCGCGCATGGCGTGGAACGCCTCCGCCCAGTCGTGGAAGAACAGCGAAGCCTGGGCCCCTCCTGGGGGCAGTCCCACAACGCCGCTGGACGTTCGCGTGCCGGCGGCCAAGACGCGACTCGGCAAGGCGATCAACACACCGTTCAGGGCACTCGAGGCGGAGGATTCGTTCTTCAAGCAGAGCGCCTACTACTCCAGGCTGATGGGTCTCGGCATGAAGGACGCGATCGAGCTGGGCCTTCCGATTAAGCAGCGCTGGTCGCACGCCAGCGCGTTCGCCATGAAGCCGCCCGAGAAGGCGATGCTTGAGGCAATGGAGCGAGCGAAGATGCTGACCTTCACGACCGAGCTCGGTCCGAAGCTGAAGCTCGCGCAGCACTTCGTGAACTCACATCCGTGGGCGAAGCTGGCTGTTCCGTTCATGAAGACCCCGGTCAACGTGACGCGCGAGGGCTGGGCCCGAATCCCCGGAGCGCCGCTCTTCTGGACGCCGAACTCGCGCTTCTACCACGACCTGAAGCGAGGCGGAGTGCACGCTGACAGGGCGATGGCACGCCAGGCGACCGGAGCGTTGCTGCTTGCGTCTATCTCCGACGACCTCGATGCCGGCCTCATCACGGGCGCTGCTCCGCGTGACCCGTACGATCGCATGGAGTTCTACCAGCAGGGCAAGAAGCCATTCTCCCGGCTGACTACGACGCTCGACGGTCGTCCGATGTGGAAGAGTTACGCGCGCGACGAGCCGCTCGCTACGCCCGTGGCTGTGGTCGCGACGATTGACAGGTGGATCAAGGAAGGGCTGATCGGCAACCCCAGCGAGTTTGGCATGGCGGTCGTGCAGGCCATGGCAGAGAACGTGATCAACAAGTCCATGCTCCAGGGCCCGCAGATGGTCATGGAGGCGCTCGCCGATCCAGAGCGAATGCTGCCCAGGACTCGCGATAAGTACGCCGGCTCGATCATCCCGTCCGGCATCAACCAACTCGCCGTCTCGATGGATCCGCACATGCGCGACGTGAGCGGGATGCCCATGGCTGTGCTGGGTCGTATCCCGGGAGTTCGCGAGCTGACGTTCCAAGACCTTCGCGACGCGCAAGCTGGCGCCGAGCACATGGTCGACAACAAGTGGGCCCACATGGCGATCTCTGGTGCTGCTGACTGGGCGATCCAGAACCGTCATGGCCCGATCATCCCGATCCGCTACGACTGGGCAGGGCGCAAGTTCCCGAGTGGCGATCCGGAGATGCCGACTGCCATCAAGATGGCCGCCGAGTACCGCAGTGTCGTCCAGAAGGACCCGATCATCCAGATCATGTACGCGAACTACATCAACCCTGGCGAGCCGCAGACGGGGGTCAACCTCAACTCGGTGGCTCTCGCGCGCGCGGCCAAGGCCGAGGGCGTGGAGAATCCCGAGGCGCTCGTGAAGTTCGCCCTGACGCTTCGCGACCCGTTCACCATGGCCCTGGACTCACACGACCGGCAAGAGATCAACCGGGTAGCGAACACGAACGCGCACAAAGAACTAATGCGATGGTTGCCGAAGGCTGACGCGATGAGGAAGAGGATCACCACCGAGCCGATCCCGATCGAGGAACTCGCTGAGATGATGCGCGAGACTGGTGCTCCGGATGGCCACATCGACCACCTATTGAAGGCCAACATCCAGAGCGCGACGATGTCGGAAGTGGTGGGGCGATTCGTCCTGCGCACGTATGGGCGCAAGCGGCTAGCGGCTACTCAGGGCATCATCCGGCGCTGGATCAGGACAGGCAGGCTCACGCAGGAACTCGGCGAGCAGATCACCAGGCAAGAGGCGAAGCAGAGCACCCGTGAGGGGGATCAGTGAGCAAGGAGACCTACGAATACGCCAGCACTGCTGCCGGCAACAACT